GTTTGGAAAAGTTCGCTTGCAAAATGAACGGTGATATTACTCGCACGATTACACGCGAGACTGGCCAATTCGACCCGTCACAAGGCGACTTTGAAGCGTTCGGTATGAAGCCACAAAATTACGGCCCGAACGGAATGACAGACCCCGACCAGACTTCTACCTTTATCGGTGGCAAAGTCATCGCTCTCGCTCCAGGCGAAAAACTAGAATCTTTCCAATCGAACCGTCCTAACTCCACCTTCACCGGATTTATGGAGCACTTAGTACGCGATTCGCTGTCCGGTGTCCTTCCTTACGAGTTTGTACACGATCCATCCAAAGCAGGTGGCGCATCAATGCGTCTAGTCATTGCTAAGGCCGACCGTCAGTTCAAACAAATGCAAAATGTGTTGATTTCACGATTCCTAACGCCCCTGTGGGGATACGTGATCGGTGACGCAATCGCCAATGGCGACCTTCCTGCTTGCGACAACTGGACACGCGTAATGTGGACGACACCTAAGCGTCTGACCGTTGATGCCTCACGCGATGCTGCACAAAATCGTGCCGATATCGTGATGGGTATTAAGAATATGAGCGAGAACGCTCAAGAAGAAGGCGAACATTATTCCACACAGCTCAAGAAGCGTGTACGCGAAGCCAAGATGATTGTCGACGAGTGCGCAGCAGAAGGCGTACCCCTCTGGATGGTCTACAACCCTGGCAACGCGTCGCTAGCCGATGTCAATGCGTCTCCCAAGCCCCTTGCCCCTCCCAATGAGGACGAGGATATGACCGACGACACCGATGAAGACAAAAGGGATAAAGCCTATCGTCTCGACGACGAGAATCTCGACCCCGGTGATACCATCGGAGACTAATTTCTAACTAATACTATGCGTCAACTCGCCTCAGCCCTTAAATCGGGTACACCAATCCTCATCGACCCATCGAAGGCACAAGGCTACCTCGACCGAGTTGCCAGCCTAGACATCTCGACTGCTAAAAAGGCAGAAGATATGAAAGAAGTGCTTACGATGCTCTTTGGCGAACAGCCAGAGATGACCATCGAAGACGACGTGGCCATTATCCCGATTAAGGGTGTAATCGGTTCCAAACTTACGGCCCTAGAAAAAATGATGGGCGCAACCGACGTGGAAGACATCAAGGGATGGGCAAAGCATTGCCTAGAGTCAGACGACGTTAAGACTGTTATCCTCGATGTGGACAGCCCTGGCGGTACTGTAACAGGAGTTCCAGAGGTTGCTAAGGTTCTACGCGCCCTTGGCCAAGCAAAGCACACGATTGCCTACACCGACGGTGAAGCTTGCTCTGCCGCGTACTGGATGGCTAGCCAATGTAACGAGTTTTACGCAACCCCTTCGGCTACGGTCGGATCGGTTGGTGTTTACGTCGCTATGCCAGACTACACTAAAGCTTTCGATATGGAAGGTATCAAGATGGACGTAATTAAAGCCGGTAAGCTGAAGGCTATCGGTGTCCCAGGTACTTCTATGACGGAAGAACAACGCAAACACGTTCAAGACGACGTAAATGAAATCCACACAGACTTTAAGAACGACGTTAAGATGGTTCGCACAGAAGTCGAAGACGATCATATGGAAGGACAAGGTTTCAGCGGTAAGAAGTCTGCTGAACACAATATGGTCACCGGACTGGCAGATGACTTGGAAGAAGCTCTTGGCCGTTCTGCACAATGGAGAGCCTTTACGGAAGAAAAAGACGAGCACGAGAAGCACGAAGATTCGGAAACTGCTGAAGAAGAAAAAGAAGAGCACGAAAAAGAATCCGAGTGAAACTTGACTGAAGGCGATAAAGCACAATGACGCTCGAACAGACTCTTAACGCCTTGAAGAACACTCTTGGTGGCAAATCAGACGAAGCAAAAGCATTAACCGAAAAGGTTACTGCCCTTGAAGCAACCATCCTCGCTAACGCGGAAGCACTTGCTGGCGCAGAAGCCATCAAAGCAGTTGCAGCCGAATTGACCACTAAGGTCGCTTCCCTTGAAGCCGACCTTTCCAAGGCTATCGAATTGAACACTCTCCTAAAGGCCGCTAAGACCGAAGCCGAAGGCAAGATTGAATCAGCCGGCAAGAAAGCAGCTGCTATCGCTGCTTCAGTCGGTGTCGAGCCTGTCGAAGTTTCCCCTGCTGTTTTCGCTGACAAGTCAAAGACTCCCCAGGATGTCGCTGACGAGTGGGTTGCACTCAAGCAGACTGATCCAAAGGCCGCCCGCGAGTTTTACGACCGCAACCTGCCAGCTCTCAAGGCTGCTGCCGGCCTTCGCTAATTTCACCCACCCAATAATAACACATTATGGCTACTAACGCTATCGGAGGCTTATCCCTCCAGCTCGTCGCAGAGGAATCCCTCCGGACGCTCGTCCCCCAGCTCCAGCCCTTGACCAAAATTGCGGTCACGGACTTCGGCTCCTATACCGCTGAACGCGGTACTGGTGTTCACACTCGCTTTGCGGGTAAGTTCACCGCTGCTGATTACAGCAAGGCAACAGGCTTCGTCGAATCCAATGCGGAATCGACTGATGTCTTCGTCTCGCTCGATGCTCAGAAGCACGTCACCGTATCCTTCACGGATACTGAAGTTGCTACGCTCTCCCTCGAGCGTCTTCGCAACTTGTTTATGGCTCCTCTCGCTAATGCCGTCGTCAAGTCGGTGTTCGACGTTGCCCTCGCTGAAGTTGACGGCACATTCGCTTCCGGCTTCAATGGTGCTCTCAGCACATTCAACCGTATTGCTGTTTCGAACATCGCTAAGAGCCTCACAAAGGCTAACCTTCCCCAGGAAGGCCGCGCTGCTCTCGTCAGCCCAGACATCTATCAACAGCTCATCAGCGATCCAGTAATCGCTCAAGCGTTCTCAATCGGTACTAACGAAATTATCCGCGGCAACCGCCTCGGTATGATTCACGGTATCGAGTTCTACGAGTACAATGGTTTCGGTGCTGTCGGTATGGACGCAACCCTCAATGGTGTTGTCTCTTGCCGTGAAGGTTTAGTGGTCGTCACACGCGTTCCTGCTGCTCCTACAACGGGCGGTGGTTATCAAGAACTCGTCGAAGACAAAGACAGCGGTTTCACATACTCGCTCCGCTACTGGTACGATTGGTCAGCAGGTCTGCACAAGATCAGCGCAACCTGGCTCATCGGTGCTGCTAAGGGTAACCCCGACGCACTCCAGCGCATCAATCTGACTGCCTAATAGCAGTTCGGCTTTCGTGAGGGTCGAGTGACCTTCACACGCGCCAATGCAAGAGAGGCTCTCCAATCGGGGAGCCTCTCTCTTTGTGCGTCTTGACTGAAGGCGATAGGCTATGGGACTTTACGATGAAGTTGGTTCAGATGCTGCGTCTATCTTGCTCGAGATTGGTAAGGATATTACAGTTAAGAACGTTCCAGGAGGCACACCTGTTGCGCTAAAAGCATTGGTGACTCAACCTATGGTTATGCAAGATTTGGAGACTGGTGGTTTCCTTAATCAGACATCTTTCGAGGTTAAGATTACACGCGCTCAACATAATCTTTATCCGGGGTTATTCGCTTACGGTAACGTGGTAAATTATAACAGCGAAGACTACCGCATCGTGGCCATTGCAAACCGTCCACCTTCCGCTTGGATCATCGCTAAGATACAGACCAAGGTTCAATAATGGCAATCATCACGGCACAGACCAATATCAAGGTTGATAGCAGCGAGTTGAGAAAACATCTCGCAATCTGGTCGCACGTGATGGGTAAGACAGCTGAAGAAACAGTAAGGACACAGGCTGGCCTTCTATGCCAGGATATGCTTAGTTATACTTTACCAATTTCTGGGCAACCTGGTGGTCGACGTGGTGAAGGTTTGGATGCCAGAGAAGTAGGTGAACTTTCGATGGAAGCCGACATCGACCGTATATTCAAACCTCTTGAAAATGCGTCATTCTCTGCCATTGCCGACCAAGGCGAATATGGCGTATTTGCCGAATGGGTCGCTGCTAGAGAGAAAGCCGGCAAAGAGATTCCTAAATACGTCTCAAAGGGCGTAGGCGGATATGTTAATTCTGTAAAGGTATGGGATAAGTTTAGAACTACCTATGCCGGCAAGCGTGTAGGCAGGGTAGGCGTATTCACAACTTTCCAAGGTGACGGTATTGAAGAAGCGCATCAACGCATACGCGGTGGAACAAACGTCGACGACTATTCCAAGAACGTAAAGGCTCGCAACACCACTTTCTTCGTAGGTGACTACGATAAAAACATTAAATCCTATAAAGCCAAAATGAAGGAGCACGTTGGCCGACTTAAAGCCGGCTGGCTTGAGGCCGGACTATCCATAGGTCGCCATATGCGAGCACCAGCTTGGATTTCTCGTCACGTTGGGCAGGGTACTGGAATCTACATTGACCAGACTTCCAATAAGCAGGTTCCAACAATTATCATAGGAAACAGCATTCACGGAAAGATGACCAAAAGCCCCGGTAAAGACCTCTGGAAGACCGCTGTGAACTACCGGGCATACGCTATGCGTAATGACATCGCAAAACGCCTTGAGAGGGCAACCAGGGGGTCAGGAATAGATGTCCGCGAGGCAGCCCGAAGGCTCGGCATCGCTCCTGGAGATATTTTAGAATAATGAGCAACCACATCCGATCCATCGTTGAAGACAAGGTAGCATCCTACCTTTCCGCAGCTATACCTGCCGTAACCGTCAATAAGGGTGTCACCGACGAGCTGCGTGTCGTCCCAATCATCGTGGCCCACGCATCGGACGCTGTACGCCCTTATTCTCTTGGAGCGCACAATCTGGGCAACTACCGCGTAACCCTCAAAATCTACGTATATTCCTCTGCCGATGACGAGACGCTTCAGCAGCATCGGGACAGGGTTACCCTCGTCCACGGAGCACTTGCCGACGATGCTTCGCTAAAGACCGCCTGGGGTTCCTCTGCTACTTATGGCACGTTATACGACATTTGGTGCGAGACTGACAATGAGGGTATGTCGCAACGTAGGTACGGTAATGTCTTGACCTATACGATGATGGTCTGCCTACCTGTTTCCTAATCTTGACTGAAGGCGATAGATTACAATGGCAGCCGCAAAAGAGTTTGGAGTAGTTCACATTTACGGAATCAGAGGCGGCGCAGCTGCCGCTGATTTAACAGTCCAGTCCGATGTCTTCGATTACAAGTATGCACTTGATGTCGAAGTTAAGGACGAAGAAGGCCGCGTCATCACTGACCGCCTCGACGACCAACGCATTGAAGTTTCTATTGACGGTGTTATGAAAGCTGAAGGTTCAGAAAGTTTACTCGGTGGACAGTTTGAATACGGTGGCACTACATTTATCATTAAGGGTGTCACAGACCGCGGAGTAAACAACGACTACCGCAAGGTTTCCATCAAGGGAGTCAAGTACCAGGAGATCGCTTAACGCGATATCGGCCCAATGGACGGCCGTTTCCTAAGCGCATTTACGCTACTGCCTCGACAGAGGCAGGTGTGTGGTCGTGTAACTAAGCCCTTGTGCTTACGTCACCGTTTGGTGTTAGAATCTCTTGGCTCACCATTTGTAGACGGTTCACGCATACCCTCATACTTAGATGTTATAGTTTTTTCAAAAATTGTCTCGTCGTTTGATATGGCAGAAATGATGCCGGAGAAGCCCACAAAGGAAGATAACGAATGGGCTAGGAAAATGAACGACGATGGCGAAGTGCTCGTTGAGCAAGTAAAGGAAGCGTTTGGTTGCATCGAAGACCAGGCGAAGTGGCCAATCTTTTGGAAGAAACAAGGAGGCAAGGATAGGGGAATCCCTTGGGTTTTATCAGTTGTTTGCAACCTTGTTAAAAACGGTGTGGAACTTGAATCAGCTTGGACAATGCCAGAAGCACAAGCCGTCTGGATGAACGCTTCTTTCGCCATTGGTGCTGGTGCTGAAATAGATATTGTTTCCGAAGAGGATATTCAAATGCAAGCATTCCTAGCAAAGATGGAAGCAGAGAAAGCCGAGAAATCACAAATGGAGGAATCCAATGTCTGAAGTAAAACTTTCAGTAAGTATGGATGTCTCTCAAGCCGAGGCAGCCGCGGCCGCATTGCCGGATAGCATTGACCGTAAGTTACGCAGTAAGAAACGCGGAGACTTTACCCAGGGCTATACAGACATTAGCGCAAAGGGTACTAAGTTCATTGATCCAAAAGATGCAATGGGTCGAACGGCTAACGACCTAAAGATGGCGCAGGAAGCCGAAAAGAAAAAGCAACAGGCTATTGACGAAACTTCTACTGATTCTAAAAAATGGATTAAAGATTTTGGCTCAAACCTGGAAGGTGTAATTATGGGGTCAATCGGGCCTGCGGCTATTGCAATAAAAGCAATAGAATATGGATGGGGTAGCGTTGTAGATCGTGTTAATCTTCTGTATAATAATTATCAATCAAAGATTACTGCCGGTGTAAGCCCCGCAGAAGTTGAGGCATTTCAAATGTTTACACGCGTTGGAACGACAACAGAAGAACAAGCAGCATCAATGGCGGCCCGAGCACAAGCAGTTGCCAATGCCAACGCAGCCGGTGGCCAAGGGTCTAACTACAAGGCATTTGAATATTTTGGAATGACTGATTACAAGCGTTACCGCGAAGAAGGTTTACCGCTTGCTGAATTAGTTTTAGAAATGACAAAAAGGTTCAAAAAAGAAGGTGGTTCAGCTCAATACGAAATGGCAGCTAAAGGGATTTTGGGAGACGATTGGCATACAATGAGAGGTATGCTTGCTCAAGCTGCTAGGTTTGAAAAACATCCTTCTCAGATTTATGATTCAATGTCTGAAGGTAGCCTCAATCAACAAAAGGCTAGAGCACAGATTTTTCATTGGCAGGCGATGACTATGAGCCAAAAAGACCTTATGGGTGGAGTCGGTGGTGGCTTACCTCAACTTTTGAATGGTGTCACATCCCTACAAGCAATGGGTGGTGGTGACGTACTGTCAGCCCTGGCGCGTGGCCCACAGGATCGTACTGCCATAGCAACCGAAAGCAGCGCAAACTCACTTCTTAAGCTTGTTGCCGTCGAGGATGCCAAGCTTGGACAAAAATCACCCGCTTACCTTCGGTGAGTATGATACAATAACATTATGGAATCTACATACATCCAACACGGAGTTGAACCTAATTACGTTCTTCAACCCGATTACCAATTTAGTCATAACGGTTATGGGTTGCTACAACTGACGGCCAACTATGCCGTTGACATTGCTACTGCCGGTTCTTCGGCTGATGTTTTCCCTAGAGGTGGTGAGTTCAAAGGCGGGTCTGGCCCATTGGATCTAGCTTTATTTTATTACGGTTGGACGGTCGTTAAAGCCGAGGAAAGGGGACGCGACGGAAACATAGCTTATATCACGGTTCATTATGCCGCTATTGCTAACGATAACGATACTACCGAAACCGAAGCGGTGATGACATCTTCGGTTGTATCAGAGCCTATCGAGTCTCACCCTAACTTTTCGGTCATTCAATGCTCTGACATTGGTGATGGAGTAAGTCCTTTAGGAGGCAAATGGGATGGCAACGCTCCACCTCCATTAGAAAAACCAACAGGCACTCCAAACCCAGACAATAAATACAGGGCATTGTGGAGCACTAATTTCAACGAACAGACACAAACTAGAAATTACGCGTTTAACGGTTTTTCACCTACGGACACCACTACCACTAAGACAGCCAACCGCAAAGCCGGTGTTCGTTCCTGGATGCGTCCTTCTGTTACTATGCGTTTGACTGGTTATACCAAAGACGCGGCAGTAGCCAATGAAACAACAAGGTATGTTGGATGGGTAACCGGAACTGGTCAAATTGGAGGATTAGAGATTCCTGCTAGTTATAAAGGAATACAAGTAGATGGGTTAGTAATAACACCTTTTGATATTTCACTACAAACGTCTGCTGGAAAAGATTGGTTAGTAACTAGCTCAAATATGGAAGTCTACGGTGGCCTATATAAAGTTACAGTCGACCTGCTTCTGTCTGGTGTCTTAGGTTGGGATCGTGACATCTACCCTCACTATACTGCCTAATGAGCATTGAGGGCAACAGGTCGGAGGGCGGTATGTTTAGCCCTGGCGAGATATTGTCTGCGTCAAAGTTGAACGACTTGGCTCAACACGCTGGGTACGGTCGGCAATGGCACTCTAGCGGGAACCTAGTAGCGCAAGGGCCATTTGGGACGGTAGACTTGTCCGGTGGAAATGTTGCAGCTGGGTCTGGAATTGGTTATGACCAATTTGAAGTCACGTGGTCGAAAACTAAAAAAGATGATAAAGAAACATACTGGTTCAAAATACGACCAGGATATTGTACCGTACTAGACCATTTCATAAGAATAGTTGGAACACCGGCTGGTGCTATATCTGTTGGAGATACTTCTATATCTACAAACGAGTTTGGTGTTCGTAATTTATATTACGTAAATACCTGTAATGCGTTTGGATCTAAAAAAGATTTGGACGTTGGAAATGGATTAAATGAAAATATTTTTAGCGTAGAATCTACTGCCACAAATGAAGATTCGTTTATAATCTTTTTATACAGACACACACCCGGGTTTAATAAACCAAAACTTGGAGTTATGTCTTACTTAAAGTTTGTCACTTATTTTACGGCTTGGACTTCTGGATTCCAAGCAGCTACGGTACAGCCAAACTATGGTTCTGCTGCTGGAACAAGAACAAACAATTTGAAAGGTGGATTGCATAATTATATGGAAACAAACCTTCCACCTCTTGAGTCGCCAATACGTCTAGATCAGATGAAAAGTGCTGAAACTGATTTTATGAGTGTGACAAATGTAAAAGAATGGTACAGGCTTGGATTACACGTTCAAGTTATCGCAATATTTGACCCGGCAACAGAAGATTTAAGACAAGTTAAAAAAGGTCACGTAACAATGGAAACTTCTGCGGAAGAAGTTATAGTTAGTGTTACAGATCCAATCAATACCACTACAATACTTGAAAGCAATGGATGGGGGTCTTACTTCTATGAAAACCCAGATGCTAATTTTACTGGTTTGAAGTTTGAATCTTAAATATTGAGTAAGTCGGCAATGGCTTTGAGGCTATTTTTGACTTACTTTGACTGAAGGCGATAAGCACAGTATGGCTAACAATCTCAAGCTATGGATTAACGCGGAGACTGGACGTTTGTTATCCAGCGGGTCGTCGTTTGTAACGGCTACCCCCCATACATTCCACGCTGGCGACACCCTTTCCCTAGAGTTGCACCTTATTGCCGGAGCAGGAGTAGCGCGTAGTCCATACGAAATAGCCTTCCCTGCCGGTGCTAGCGTCAAGGTTGCCGTCGGGACGGTAGCAAAGAACCCCCTAGGAGGCCAATGGAGGCTTTCTGTTGATTCAACCGAGACATCAGACTTATCGTTTGACGCTGCCGCCTCTGCGGTCGAAACAGCCCTAAATGCCCTATCAGCTGTAAGCACACAAGGCGGGGTTGCCGTGTCAGCCCTAGGTGGCGGTTACAGCATAACCTGGAACACCGTCGGTACTAAACCTTCTATTCTCTCTGGGTCGGACACGCTCACGCCCTCATCCTATGAGTCCATACTGGTTCTCCAGGCTGGAGACGTGTCCACCCGAGAGATCGTATTCGTCGAGCTTCGCCAGACCCCACTTGCCCTTGCTACGAGTTTTGCACCTATCGGCAGCCCTTCGGTTTCCACTTCGACTGTTTCTGCTTGGAATACTGTTAACCAAGTCATCCGCGTAAATCTAATCAATAGCCCTAAGTCTGGTTTCTGGACATTAACCTTAGTTAATGGAATTAAGACCTATGTAGCGGCCATACAGGTTGGGGCATCGTCCAATGACGTTCGCAATGCTATCTTGTCGTCTTTATCCGGTGGGTCTGATTTTGGACAGGTTGGAACAGTAACCCAAACCGATCAAGGCCAGTACGACATAGTACTGACTCGCAATTTCACCGCGTCGGTGGCCGGTACTGGCTTAGTGGCTTCAGACGCTTTAGTTGGTAACATATCATTTGCCACTTCTGAATTGATTGCCTTTTTAGGCAACTTAGCATCAGCTCAAGCAAGTTTAGAAATCTCGGTTGAATCCGATAGTAAGACAAAGACCTATGTACAAGTCTTGTGCGCTGTCGCTAACGCGGTGGTCGCAGCCGGAGCCGTAGGCCCTGTACCGATTGGTACGCTCTTAACTGAGGACGTGGCCAATGCCCGATTCATACGCCAGGATGTCGCTTCAGCTCCTAGTGGCGCAACGCAGGACATTATCTGGCAAAACCTTGGGGTGACTCTTGATGGTTCGGACACTGTTGCCGCTCTTAATAATGCGGCATCTCCTTCCAGCGGCAATCCGTTTGCTACTATGTCAGATGTCGGTGCAAACCCGTTTGACCAAGACCTTAACACTACTGACAGTCCTGCGTTTGTTGGTTTAACACTAAGCGGTCAACTTTCTTCTATTTCAGAGATTTATACTTCAACTCAACTTGCCGCACTTGGTACTTCAAGCGGAGAAGGGGTATTCGTTGCTTACAATGGAATCACAATGAAGGACTCGTCCGCAGTTGTGAAGATGCAATACGGGCTTAACGAAATCACCTTTGCGGACGCTACCACGCAAAACACCCGTGTTGTGCGTGAGTCACAAGCAACTGGAGCACCCGGCATTGACCAAACTTATTACCCATACGAAGTCAAAGTTGTCGACAGCTCTGGAACCGAATACTGGGTAGTAGCCCGACTCGCATAATGGCTGACACCGACATCATATTCAAACGCGAGGCAACTTTTCTTGCCACGGTAACTTATGCTCCGGAGCCAGGCGGTCTGCCTAATCTGATTGGATGCACCGTTACCTCGTCGATTCTAGACTCTGGGCGTAACCGCTATCCTTTAACGGTTACCTTAGCCGGTGACGGTTTAACTTTCACCTGCCAGGCCGACTCTGCTTTTACAGCAACCTGGGACACCGGAGACGCTCAATGGGATATCCGCTTTGAGATCGGTGGAGTTGTATTCTACTCACAGACAATAATGTTAACGGTGGCCTCACAGGTCACGCTCTAACTTATGGCCCTTACTGTCACGCTCCAGGGGCTAGGGGCTTTCTCTGCGACGATTGGGCAGAGCGAGTACACATTTACCGTAGAGATTGCGCCTTCACAGTTTTCGCTTAACGCGGAGATTGCTACACCTGGCCCTCGCGGTGAGCAAGGCATCCAAGGCGACCAAGGTATTCAAGGCGTAAAGGGAGATAAAGGCGATCAAGGGATTCAAGGTATCAAGGGCGACAAGGGTGACCAAGGAATACAGGGCATCAAAGGCGACCAGGGCATCCAAGGCATCCAAGGTATTCAAGGCGAAAAAGGCGACAAGGGTGACACCGGAGACTCTGGAGTAGCTTACGCGACTGCGCCTATTACTTACGACGCTGGAACAAAGACCGTCGGCATTGACCCTTACTACTTGCCACTCACAGGTGGCACGATGTCTGGCATCGCAGTCTTCTCTACTGATGGCACATCAGATTCCGAAGTTGGTGCGTGGGGTTTAGGCACACAAAAATCCAATGACCATACGCAGTTTGCCGAAGTAACTTATGGAGACATTTTTGTTCACAACTCGGCAGGTGCAACGCACCTTCTTCCGACAGGCGTACAGTTCCCAGACGGAACTACCCAAACAACTGCCGCTACTGGAGGCGGAGACTTTCTTCCTCTTGCTGGCGGAACGATGACTGGTAACATCATCTTTGGAACCGCTGGTCAGTACATCGGAAAAGGCACATTTGATACAAGCCGTGGTGGCGGGTACGGACTATCATTAGTTTGCTCAGTCGGCTACGAGTTTAACTGGCAAGCAGGCTGGCTGATTACTACGGAGCAAAACTCTACGACCCCTCGTCCGTTATATTTAGACAGCGTTGCAGGAACGACCCTTCGTGCTTGGGATGCAGCCAACAATGTAGGCACAGAAGTGTCTCACACAGCCATAACTTTCCCAGACGCTACAACGCAAACGACAGCCTTTACTGGTCCACAAGACTTATCTGCTTACCTGCTGTCTTCGACAGCGGCTACTACTTACTTCACAATTCCAACTGGAACTACGCTTCAGTACATTGACGGCACGGGTGCGTTAGAAACATTCCCGGCTGTCGGAGATCGCTATCTAACCTCATCGACTTCTACGCTTACCTGCGACTCTGCAGACGGCAAGACGATGACAGTAGGAACAGGGCTGTCCTATACAGCACAGCAGGACATCACTGTACTGTACAACAACGCCAACCATATGCACGGTACGGTGACATCGTACAATGCAAGTACAGGTGTTTTAACCTTTGACGCTAACACACACTCGGGAGGCCCTGGGCCTTTTTCAAATTGGGAAGTCAATGTTGGTGGCGTTGCTGGTGCGATTCTCCCTGTTGGGGGTACGGCTGGACAAGTGCTGTCTAAGATTAACTCTACCAACTTTAACACGGAATGGACTACGCTTTCTTACGCTCCGATTGCTTCGCCTACATTTACAGGAACGGTGACCATTCCAGCGGGTGCTTCTATCAGCGGTTATCAGACCACGCTGGCTTCTGCTACAACATCAACGGCTGGAAAGATTCAGTTAGCAACACAGGCTGAGGCGATTGTAGGTACGGATACGGCTAAGGCAATGACTCCACAGACTGCAAACGCAGTTTCTTATTTAGAAGCGTACGACCAACAAGACATTACTGCATTAAGTTTCAACGCAACAGTAAGCGTTCAATCTGTTTTACAGGCGGCAAATTACAAAAACTTAAATCACGGAGCAAGTACAGCAATCGGTTCTTCTTTTCTTGCTTGCTTAAACTTTTGCACAGTTGGACAGACAACTCAATCCGTCGGCATTGATTGGACTAAAAAAGTTATTCTATCTTTTAATCTTTCAAGAAGCGTTGCGTCACCTTCTGCTGGCTCTGTATTCCGTGCTTGTTTAGGAAAGACGCAAGCGGGAGGAGCAGTTGGTGATTTAATAAATACAGGCATTGGAATAAAAATTGAAGGTTCTGGAGTTGTTCAACTTATGGCTTACCGTTCGGGGGCATTGGTCACAACTAACACAACTTATACGCCAAATGGAATGGAATGTTTTGCGGTTAAGTTAGTTTCTTACGGCAACGGAACAGTAGAGTGTTTCATAAACGGGACATCAGTTGGAACAAACACAAATGCACCTACCGCAATAGCGTCGGCCTTCCTTTATAACACAACTTTTGAATGTCAGCAAACTGCCATTGTTGCTACAACCGCACAATGGACTATAAGCGGCATTAAACAATCATTCGGAAAACGATGAAAACTTATAGCATCAAAACCGCATTTGGCATTGATAGAAACATCTGCCCACCTCTTATAGTGGAACAGTTGTTTCCAGATGTTGCCATTGAAAAAGTTGAAATGGATGCTGAAAACTTATTTGTCACCGTCCCA